CGCAGGGCTTCACCGCCGTGGTCGAGGGCGTCACGCCGACGGCGGACGATCACCTGGCAACGAAGGGATATGTCGATGCGTGGCCGAAGCTCGGCAGCATCAACATGGATGTTTTCGCGACGACCGCACTTACGCGGAACGTTTGGTCCGAGATCGCGGGGACGTTCGCGCTCGGCTCTCCTGGGTCGAGCGAGTGGACGCTGGCGCCGAGCGGCGCGGGTCTGGTCTGGGGCGGGAGTGAGTCAGTCTGGGTGGACGTCGTCGCGCAGTGCGCATTTGCCGACGCCGGCAACGGCAACGCCGTAGCGCTAGGCGTCGCCGTCGAGGGCACGGTCCAGGGCGACCACGGGCACACGCTGACGACCAGCCTCGGCGATACGCCGGGCATGGTTACCCAAGTCGTGCTCGTTGCACCCGGCGAGACCGTCTCGCTGCAAATCCAGAATCACACGTCGGACGACGACGCCGACATCATTCATCTGACGTGCACTATGCGTGCGCACCTTCCACAGAGCTGAGGACTGATGGCAACTCTACCTAGCAGCAACACCACGATCAGCGCCGCCGCCGCAGCCCTTGCGCTCGGCGTCAACTATGTCTGCGTGTTCGCTCCCGTGGCGAATAGCGCGGACGCGACGCCTCGAATTTTCGGGTCGGCTGACGCAGTTGAGACTCAGCACGGCTACAGCACCGGAGTGGAGTACGTCGCTCAGCATGTCGATGAAACGGGGAGCCCGGTCATTTTCGTGGGGCTTCCAATCGCGACCGCTGGCGTTGTCGGGCGCGAGGACACTAGCGGCAACACGGGCTCCAGCGTAACGTCGCTCGCTGCAGGCGGCAGCGGCGTCCTGCACGAGCACGGCGGCGTCGTGAAGGTCGTGACGGGCGGGACGGTCGGCACTGACCAGATCGTGCTGGACTACAGCCTCGACGACGGGCGCACGTTCAAGCGCCACAAGCTCGGCACCGCGTCGAGTTTCGTTCTGCCGAAGGTCAACGTCACGATGAGCTTTGCCGGCGGTACGCTCGTTGCAGGCGACACGATCCACACCTGGCACGGTAGCGAGCCGCGCGCGGACGCAAGTGGACTGGATACGGCGTTTGACAAGCTCGGCGAGGGCCTCAAGTTCTTCCGCTCGGGCATCTTGATCGGTGACTTGCAGAGCAGCACGGAAGCCGGCGCGTTGCGTGACGACTTGAATTCGTACAAGACGTCGGACAAGCGGGCGGTGCATTGTCGCGCGAGTGTGCGCGACCGGCTGCCGCTGGCGACGCTGAGCTCGACGACTGTGCGCATGACGGGCAGCCCGTCGGTCACTTTCGCTGAGGTCGGCGTAGCGGGCGACACGATCGTGCGTTCCGCTGGGTCGTTCGTCGCGGACGGTTTCGCGACGGGCGACATCCTGACGATCAGCGGTTCTGCCAGCAACGACATGACTACGGCCGACGCGATCACGGTCACTGACGCGACCACGATCACGCTGGACTCGGACGACCTGGTCGACGAAGGCCCCGTCGCTGGCGTGACCCTCACGGCTGAAGGTGCGCTCACGTTCACCGACGGGGGCGGGGGCGACGACACGGTCGCGCGGTCGCGCGGGTCGTGGCTCGACGACGGGTTCCGCGTCGGCGACGTCGTGACGTTCGCCGGCACGTCCGGAGGCACGAACGATGTCACAGGCACGGTGACTGCCGTCTCGGCGACGACGCTGACGTTTGCCACGGGCACGCTCGGGGCGACGGAGGTGATTGGCATGACCTCGGTCACTGCGACCGCCGGGCAGACCTGGCCTCAGTGGATCGCGGCGCAAGACGCTGAGTTTGAGGACATCACCGGCACGGGCGCCAGCGGCGCTGCCCGGCTGATCCTTTGCGCGGGGCGTGCGCGGCGGACGTCGGCCTACACGGGGTGGTTCTACCGACGCCCCGTGAGCTGGCGCGACTCGATTCGGTCGTATCAGTACGACCTCCACATCGCGCCCTGGCGCTGGGAAAGCGGACCTACAGGCGACGATCTGACTGACGCCGAGGGCAACCTCGCCGAGTACGACGACCGCGTTTACGGCGGGGCGGGCGTGGCCGCGAACTTCAGCTGCTACCGCACTTGGCACAACGACGCGGGCGCGTACATTGCGCTGTCGCTGACTCGTGCCGGTGACGGTAGTGTGCTGCAGTACTCGCACAATCAGGCGGTCGTCGACCTCGTGGACAACACGGCCCAGCGCTCGGCGCTGACCGCCGTCGGACAGTCTGTCGTGCGCAAGCCCGACGGCACGATCACCAACGCGGCGGCCCGAGTCATCGAGAAGAAGGTCAACGACGACCTGACGCAAGCAATCGCAGATCAGGGGCTCGGCGATGGCCCGCGCGCATCGCGCGCTGTGTTCACGCTGTCGCGCACTGACGACCTGAGTGTCGTCCCTGCGACTGCAACCTACGTCGTTCAGCTCGATCTGAACGGCACCATCCACACGATCAACGGCGAAATCCAGGTGGGATAACATGGCGAACAACGAATTTCCGATCTATAACAACGTCGCCCCCAGCTGGGCCGATCTGCAGTCGTTCGTGAGCGGACTCGACCTGCAGTTGTTCGAGATGTCCGACGTCAACGCGGTGAACACTTCGAGCGCGCTCGAACTTGGCGAGGCGCGGCAGGGCGGGCGCGTGACTGCGACCACGACCGGCAGCGTCACGAACGAATTCACCATGACGTTCTATCAGCAAGGGTACGACGTTTTCCTCGAGCGCCTGGCGGACGCCTGCTTTGCGCTTGGCGGGGGCTACGTGCGCGGAGACGTCGCGCGCGTCGGACTTGTGCACTTCAACGTCCAGCTGATGCACACGCCGCCGAACAGCGATCGCATCGACGAGGTATACCTGAATGGCATTCGCTACACCGGGCGAACGCGCAACGTAAGCCAGGGCACCGACGCCAACATGGTTGAAGTCACGTTCCACGCGAAGGAAATCATCGATATCACGAACGGCAAGAAGACCACCCTTCTGTAAGGAGATCACGTCATGAGCGAAACACCCCGCGAGAAAATCGAACGATTGCAGGCGCAGCGTCAGGCTGTGCGTGCCGCGCTGGAGGCTCAGCGCGAAGAGCAGGAGGCCAGCGACCTCGAGGCGATCGCCGACCTCGAGGTTGAGCACGGCCCGTCGAACGTGTCCGTGCTGCGCATCAACTATGCGCCCGGGCTGCCCTCGTTGATCGCAGTGAGGGTGCCGTCCAAGCCGGAAATGAAGCGCTACCGCGACATGATCAAACCCGGCACGGACAGCCGAAACAAGGTGAAGGTCGGTGATTTCGATGCGGCGTACACGCAGGTCGGGCGCACGTGCCTGGTGTACCCGCCCGAAGGAGACCTCCGCGAGGCGCTGTACGATCAGCGATCGGCGGTGCAACTCGAAGCCGGCCACGCCGCGGTCAAGCTCGGTGAAACACGGGAGGCGGACGAGGGAAAAGACTGAACGAGCTTGTCGACACGTTGCGCGCTGACCCGCGCGCAACGGCTGACGCTTTGCTCTCGGCGCTGGGTGTTGATGAGCCAACGGTGGAGGCGCGCGCTGTCGCCGAGCGCGCGGCGACTGTGCTAAACTTGATCGAGGCCGCATTGACGGCGAGGTAGGCCGTGGCTGACACTAGCTACATCATCGACATAAGCGCCCAGCTTGATGAGGGCGCGTCCGCCAAGCAACTCGACACGTTGGCGGACAAGCTGTCGACGGGCGGTCGCCAAGCGCAGGCGTTCGAGGACGCGTTGACTCAGTTGCGTGGTCAGCTCGATGCGGCGTCGCAGGCGAGCGCCGAAGCGAACGCAGCGCTCGGCAAAGGGAAAGCGGAGTATGCCGGGCTGGAGCAGGCGGCCGTCCAAGCCGCGCGCGGCGCGGAGCGCGCGGAGCTGAAGCGCGCGGAAGCGATCGAGAAAGCGCAGGCGGCGGTCGCACGCGGGGCGCGAAATGCACAAGCGCGGCTTGCGAAAGCTCAAGACACGTCTTCCGTTGACGCTGCGCGCGCTGCCGCTACGCGCGCGAAATCGGCGCTTGACGCCTACGGCGGCACGCTGCGAAAGCTTGAGCGTGACGCGGAGCAAGCGGCGGACGCCCAGAAACGGCTGAGCCGCACGATGGGCAACGCGCAAAAGTTGACGAAGCGTGCAACCGATCGACTGGGCGATGCGGCGACGAAGCTTTCGACGTTCCGAGGGGCACTCGGCGATATCGGGGGCCCGCTCGGGGAACTCGGCGAGCGCGCGCTGTTTCCCGTGCAGGCGTTCGTCGATCTCAACGAGTGGTTCGGGACGGCCACCGCAACCGGCGTCGTGCTTGGCGTCGGGCTCGCTGCTATCGCGGCGGCACTCGTGGCGCTTGCTGCGGTCGCGGCGGCTGCGTCGGTCGCGTTCGCTGCGTTGGCCGTCAAGTTGGCGGACGTTGCGCGAAACGCGCGGCTCACCGCCGAGGCGTTTGACGCCGCTTACCCCGAGGTCGCGGCGGTGTCCGGGGGCTTCGCTGAGCTGACGCGCGAGACGGGCGTCGCAGCGGAGGAGCTCCGCGGTTTGACGCGGCAGCTCGATGACGCGAAGGTGAGCGCGTCCGACATGCCCGCGGCGCTTCGGTCGGTCGCACTCGCCGAGGCTGCGCTAGGGCAGGGGCAGGGGCTCGCGTACTTCAACGAGCAACTGAAAGCGGCAAAGGGCAACGTCTCGGCCGTTGCGTTCGAGACTGAGCGCAAGTTTGGCGACATCGTCGCTCGGCAAATGCTGGGGCTCGAAGCCCAGGGGCAGCGGCTCAAGTCGAACCTCGGAGGACTGTTCGCTGACCTTGATATTGAAGGTGCGCTCAAAGGGTTGCGTACGCTGGTCGCGTTGTTTGACGAGAACACGGTCGCGGGCAGAGTGCTGAAAGCGGTGCTTGAAGGCGTGCTGCAGCCTATCATTGACCAGGCGCAAACCGCGGCGTGGGCGGTGGAGGCCTTCTTCCTTGGTTTGGCCATCGGTGCGCTGAAAGTCTACATTGGGCTGAAGCCGGTGATCGATCGTGTGTCCGAGTTGCTCGGGCTAGACTTCGAGGGGTGGGACCTCGAGACAGTGCTGCGCGCGATCGCGAAGGCGGGTGAGTACGCGGCTCCGTTCCTTGCGGGCGTTGCGGCGGGCGTCACTTTGATCGGTACGGTACTTGTCGCGACGACGGCTCTCGCGCTGGCGCCTCTCGCCGCGCTCGTCGCGGCCATCACCGCCCTCGGGTACGCCCTCGTCCAAATGGCGAAGACGGCGAAAGTGACAGGTGTAGTGCTCCTGACTGCGGTAAAGAGCGCCGTTGACGCCGCGCTGGGCGCGCTGAGGGACGCCGTCGCGAAAGTGACGCAGGTCGGCGGCGATATCATGGCAGGGCTTGCGAAAGGTATCACGGGGTCGGCGGGCAGGGTCGTGTCGGCGATGAGCGGCGCGGTGGGCGGTGCGATCGCTGCGGCGAAGCGCCAGCTTGGCATTGCCAGTCCGTCAAAGGTTTTCGCTGAGATCGGCGGCTACACCGGCGAGGGTTTCGTTAAAGGTGTCGACTCCAACGCGAAGGCGGCGAACGACGCGGTCGCGAACTTGGCGTCGCCGGAGCCGGCGCGCGCGGCCGCCGCAAGCGGCGGCGCAACAGTCACCACGAACAATCGCGGACCCCTCGTCGTGATCGAGAACCTGACGCTTGGTGCGGGCTCGACGCCGCAGCAAGCGCAGGACTTCGTCGAGCTCGTGACTCGGTTGATTGAGGGCGACGCGACTGCGCTCGCGGGGGCCGCGGCATGATCGACCCTCGTGAGTTCCCCGAGATCTATGACTTCATTGTGCTGGGGGAGTCTATCTCGCCCGGTAAGGTGACACTGACCGGCCACGAGCGCGCGCAGTCGTGGGACACCGAGAAAGCGAAGGGGCAGACCGGCGCGACGTCGACGTACAACGGCGAGGGTGTCGGACAGTTTCAAGCGTCGTTCTACCTTGCGTCTCCCGAGCAACAGCTCGCTTGGCCGGCGTTCAAGCGCGTGATTGAGTCGACGACGAGCGGCGCGGAACCGAAGGCGCTTCCCGTGTACCACCCGGACCTGGCGGAAAATCGCTTCACCGAAGTCTGCAACGCGGGCATTGGAGGGGCGGCTCGCGACTCGCGCGGCGGCGTCACGTACACGGTGAAATTTATCGAGTACCGTCCACCAAAGCCCAAGCCTACGTCGACCGCGGCAGCGGCGCCGAACACTGACGCGGGCGCGGCAGGCAACGGCCAGGCGGAGGTCTACGATCCGAACCGCGAAGCAAGGCGTGAGCTCGACGGGCTCTTTGACGAGGCGGCGGAGGCATGAGCACCGCGAGCCTCGAAGGCGCTGCGGTGTCGCGCGCTCGCGTGCAGGTCCCCGCGTGGGGTGTGTGGTGGGCGGACGTTGACTTGACGTCGCCGGTCGAGCTTTCGCGCGGCGGCGCGGTGACGTTGGCGCTTGCTGACCTGGAGCTCAAAGGGACTGTCGTTGACGGCGGCGCGGCGGACGGGCGCGCGGCGTACCGCGTCGCGGGGGGCGCCGGCGGGTGGGGCCGCGAGGTTGGCGTTCGGAGCTACAGCAATGATGCAGGTGTGCTCGCCGCTACCGTGGTCGGCGACGTTGCAGCGGAAGTCGGCGAGACTGTCGAGGGCGTCGGCAGCAACACGACCAGCCGCCACTACGTGCGCGCGGAGGAGCCCGCATCCGCGGTGCTGCATCGGCTGTACCCGCGCGGTTGGTACGTCGATTTCGAAGGTGTGACTCAGATCGGGCAGCGCTCTGAAAGTGAGTACACTGGGGAGGCTACCCGCACGCGACGGGCGCCCGGTGTCGGCGCGGTGGACGTAGTGTCGGACACGCTCGCGTCGCTCGTCCCAGGCGTCGTCGTGGATGGCGGGCTGCCCGCGACGGATGTAGAGTACGTGCTGGATGACGGTCGCTTGACCGCGCGCGTGTACTCGGGCACGCGCCCCGCGCGGCGGCTCGCGGCGTGGGCGCGGTTGACGGAGGCGCTCGACCCCGCGCGCCGGTACCGCGGCACGTATGAATACCGCGTCGTGAGCCAGTCTGGCGACCGCGTGAACCTGCAGATTGTACGTGCGGCGACCGGCATGCCGGACCTCCGCCGCGCGCCCGTCTGCGGGCCATGGGGCGTCCGCGCCGTTGCGACGCCGGGGGCGGTAGTCAAGGTAAGCTTCGCGGACAACGACCCGTCGCGGCCATTCGTTTCAGCGGGTCCGGCGTGGGATGACCCGGGGTGGCTGACCACGGGAACATTGCTTGGCCCCGAGCCGCGCCTCGGCGTCGCTCGGCTGACAGATGCGGTGGTCGCAGGCGGCTTCGCCGGCACGATCACTTTCGCGTCCACTACTGTCCAGGCGGGGCTCTGACATGGCACTGAACGCGACGACACTTTCCGCGGCGATTAAAGCCGGGCTACTCGCGAACGGAGATGCGCAGGCTGTAGACAACGCGGCGCTGACGGCGCTGTGCGACGAGGTCGCGTCCGCGGTGGTCGCGCATATCACAGCGCAGGCCGTGGTGACGGTACCGGCGGGCGTGCCTGTCGCGACGACGGGCACAGCGGCGGCGCAGACGGGGGCGACTACCGCGCCGGGAGTGGGGACAGTGGCATGACTACGGGTTTCGGCGCTACGCTGTACTGTTACGGGCCGCGCGGGTTGCAACCGACCCGGACCGTCAAAGGTCGCGCTGCGCTTGCGGCTTCGATTTGGCGACGGCTGAGCACCCCTCGCGGAACGCTGCAAGGGGGCAAAGAAGAGCTCGCGTTTGGGTACGACCTGCGGCGGCTGCTAGGTGCTAGCGCTAGCAACGCCAACCCCGCGCGGCTCGCGACAATCGTCGAAAGTGAAGTCGCAAAGGACGAGCGTGTCGCGGCAGTTGCTGCGACGGTAACTGACGTCCGCCGCGCCGACGCTTCGGTGTCTGTGCAGTTGCGCGTCGACGTCGTACCCGCGGACGAGTCAGGCCAGTTTGCGCTGACGCTCGACGTGTCCGAAGTCAGCGTCAATTTAATCGGAGGGCTCCCGACGTGACTGTCAGCATCGATACGCTTTTCACTGTTTCGACCGCCGAGCGCATACTGGAGACGGGGCTTGAGCTTCTCGCCGCCGCTGGGGTGGACACGACGTCGTGGCAGGTGGACGACCCCGTGCGGGTGCTATTCAAGTTCGCTGCGCGCGTCCTCGAGACGCGCGACGAAGAGGCTGCGGTTTTCATCAAGTCGGGTTTTCTCACGACGGCGAGAGGGTCGTGGAAGACGCTTGTCGCGTCGGAGTTCTTCGGGGTCGAGCGCGACGAAGCGACATACGCGACGTCGACGGTTACACTGAGCAATGGCGGGGGAGGGTACTTCGAGCTGGACGCGGGGCGCCTCGTCGTGAAGAACTCGACCACGGGCGTTACCTACCATTCGACGGAAGACATGGTGCTGGCGTCCGGGCCCGGAACAACGACGACGGTCGAGGTCATCGCGGACGAGGCGGGCACCGCGGGTAACGCGGGCGTGGACGAGATCGACGACATCGTGATTGACCTGATCGACGTGACGATCTCGTCCAGCACGCAAGCCGTCGGCGCCGACGAGCAGTCGGAAGCCTCGCTCGAGACTGAGTGTCTTGAGAGCCTCGGGGCGCTGTCCCCCAACGGACCGAGCGACGCCTACAACTACGTCGTGAAGCAGTCGTCGCTGACGGGCAGTGACGAAATCACACGCGCGCAGACTCTCGCGAACAGCTCCACGGGCGCGGTAACGGTGTACGTCGCTGGCGCGTCGGGAGCGGTATCGGGCGCGGCGGTGACGGCTGCGCAGGATGCAGTTGAGGCATGGGCGACGCCGAACTGCATCACGCCGACGGTCACTAACTCGACCGAGGACTCGACGGCGTTCGCTTTCAACGTTAGCGGCACTGGCATCCCCGGCGACTACGAGGCTACGCTGAGCGACTTGATCGGGGCGCACCTAGCGGAGCTCGACGTCGGCGGGCTCATCGCGGTGTCCGCGACTACCTCGATCGCTCACCAGCTGCTCGTTGACAGCGGCGTCGAGGACCCGACCGTGACGCAGACGGCGCCCGCGTCGGACGTGGACCTCGCCGACGGGCACGTGGCAACGCTCGCAAGCTGCACGGTGACGGAGGTCTGATGGCGACGCTACGCAATATCGCGCGCCTGATGCTTCCCTGGTGGCTCTTCGTCGACCAGGGGCAGCTGATCGCCGAAGGAGTGTCGACGCTCGTCGATGCCTACCGCCAGCGCTTGCGCGATGGCTTGAACGCGCGGTTCCCCTCGCGCGCGGGCGAGTCAGCGGCGAAGCTGATCGGCAAGTACCGGCTGATTCCACGAGGGCGTGACGAGACGCTGGAGCACTACGCGGCGCGCTTGCGAGCGTGGCGTTACCCGCGGGGGCATCGCATCCGCGGCAGCGCTTTCGCGTTGCTGACACAGGTACACCACTACTGGGGCGGCGTGCCGTGCTGGACACACGACCGCAACCAGAACAGGCGCGCGCTCGACGCGAACGAAACGCCTAGCTACGCCTACGGCGTGGCGTGGGACTGGGATGGTGGTCCCGCGTCCGAATGGGCGCGTCAGTGGTTGGTCATTGACCTGACCGGCATCGCTAGCGCGCACGATGACTTCGCCGACGGCGGCACGATCGGCATCGGCGGGACGACGCCCGGGGACTGGATCGCGATGCGCCGGCTAGTGGACGCGCGGGACCCGCATCGTTGGATGGCGGCCGGCACACAACCCGAGTGGTGCATCGTTTCGCTCGACGGGTCGGCGCCCGCGCCCGACGCGACATGGGCGCGGTGGGGGAAGATCAGCGGCACCGCTTACGTACCGGCCCGTTCCGCGGACTGTCGCTACGTCGTGCTGCGCGCTGAGCTGCGCAACGACTCCGGCGACCCGACGCAGTTCGCCGAGACGATCGAAACGCCGTACTTCGCCGGCGCAGCTGTGCTGAGCGGGGACCCGGCGTCGTTCCTCGCGACGATCCCGATGCCCGACGGGTCGAGCTACGCTGGCGACCCCGCTGTGTTTCCTGCTATAATTACTATCCCCGACGACGGAGACCGCCCCGTATGACCATCTCTGCAGCTGACGTTTCAACCGCGCTAGAGGCGCTCGCCGATCGAACCGCATGCCTCGTGCCGAACGTGCAGACGTTTACGGCGGACGGCACATGGACGATGCCCGCAAACGCGGTCTACGTCGATATTACGGCGGTAGGGGGCGGAGGGGCCGGTGGCGTTGGAAGCACTGCCGACGGCGAGGGCGGTGGCGGCGGCGGCGGCAGTGGTGCGCTGCGACGGGTGCAAATGCCCGCCAGTGAACTCGTTACTCCGCTGACGATCACCATCGGGGCCGGCGGTGACCTTGTCAGCCTCGGGAACGGAGGACAGACGCTAGTGCAGGGCGCGGCGCTGTCGATTGCCGCGCCTGGCGGCGCGGGCGGCGCGGACGCTACTAGTACGACCGGCGCCGCTGGCGGAAGCGGCGCTCTAGGCCTCGGTGTCTTCGACACGAACACGGAATATGCTCGTAAATGGGACGGTGGAGACGGGGGTAACACCGGCGCAGTCGGGGCAGACTCAGACCCCGCATATCCCTACGAGGGGCCCGGTTCCGCCGCCGCCGGGGACCCGGGCGCAGCTGGACGAGGTTACGGCGCTGGCGGCGGCGGCGGCACCGGCACCAGCCTCGGGACGACAGCCGGAGGCGGCGGCGCTGGTGCGAGCTGTTACGGGTCCGGCGGGTTAGCCTCAGACGGGACCGCCGGAACTTTAGCAGGCGAAACGGGGACTGGTGGTGACGGAGCCGACGGCGTCGTGGTGATCGTGACGTGGTGCGGGGTAGACCTAAGGTGAGGACTGAGCCATGAGCAAAGCAGACAACGAAGACATCCGACCGGCGCGCGACTGCAAGCCGTACACTTCATTCGTGGCGGACATCGACCTGACGTCGGCGGCGGAGTCTCCCGTCGTACGTCCGTGCAGGCAAATCTACGTCATCACGGCAGGCGACCTGGTCGTTACGACCGCCGCCGGGCAGGTGCGCACGCTTGCTGTTACGGCGGGGATGACGGTCCCGATCGAGGCGACCGCTATCGGCTCGGCGTCGACCGCCGACATCATCGTGTACTGGTGATCGTATGCCTGCACTAGACGCATACTTCGGTCGCGTGCTCAACGACGGCGTGGAGCTTGAGCTACAGGGCGGGCTCGATTTCGTCGGCTTGACCGTCACCCCGGACAACGCGCGCAAGGTCAACGTCATCGCGCCGCTCAGCACGATGCTTTTCGCGGCCGGGGACGGCTCTGGTTACGACTGCAACGACTTGCCCCTCCACAATTTCCACGATTATGAGAGGCCCATCTCGTCGATCGGCGTGGGCGTGAGTCTCATCACCGTATGGTCACACGCGCTCGCGAGCCTGGCGAGTGCAGACGGGAAGATCCGCAGGATCGGGATTCGGGTGACGTTCCGGGAGAGCGCCTTTAGGGCTGATATTCGGGACCTCGAATTCGAGGTCGAGCGAGGGGGTGGTAACTACTACCTCCACAACGTGACTGCTGACACGGTAGGCGCCGCAAACACTGCGATCACCGGTACACTGACGGGGCGCCGATCGGGTGTGTCGATTGACTGGTCTCTAGGGTTCGACGGGTCGGATCTCGTTTTCCAGGTCCAGCAAGATGTAACCTCCAGAGACGTTGGCGTCGTGGTTTGGTGGGACGAGGAGCGGGGTTGAGAATGGCGGGCATGAGTCTAGGTCTTTCGTTGGGGCTGGGGCCGAGCCGGTCGGCTGGGGGTGACACCGTCACGATCACGAGTACACCGACTACCCTGTTCGAGAGCCAGGAGAATACTGGCGACGCAATCGAGGGGACTACTACAGCCGCCGATGGCAGCACCGCTACAGCCACCGTCAACGGTCAGACGCTAGGCACCGATACGGTCTCCGGCGGTGCATTCTCGATCACGGGTTTCCCGACGGCTGCCATGGTCGGCACCGGTGTCACCGTCGAGGTCACTGTCGGTACGGCGTCCGACACGAGCACGACGAACGTTCGAGCAGGGACTGTAAACTGGGACGCGAAGCGGGGTGTGACTACCGCGACCGGGGTTTCTGCCTGGGTTGATCAGATCGGCGGCATCTCCGCAGATCAATCGGATACCACGGAGCAGCCTGCTTACCCGGGTAGCGCGTCAGTCGATTTCGACGGCACGGACGACAGTCTGTTGCTAGACGGAGATGTGACAGCTGACACGAGCCACGTGGTCGTGTTCGCTGTCAGCCTTGATACAGCCGGGGGTTACTTAGCCGATGCCGCTACTGGACGCCTAATTATGGGTGTGCATAGCGGTTTCTGGGCGTTTTACGACGGGGCTTGGCGCGACTCAGCCACTGCCGCCTCTACAGGCGATCACGTGTTGGCTTTCGTTTTCGACGGGTCTGGAGGCACGGCCGACATTTGGTTAGACGGATCAAAGATTGACTCCGGTCTGAGTTACACCGCAAGGGCAATTGGTGGCTTTACCAGGTTTGGCTCCAACAACGGAGGCTTAGCTGCTTTTCTTGAAGGTGACATACTCGACGTCTACGTCGCCAGCGGAGCTTCCGTACCTCTAACAGATACCGAGGTTGAAGCTCTCATGGCGCAGATCGACGACTACCACGGGCTGGGGGCCATCCCGTGACTCGAGCCGCAGCTGCGGCACTGTTGCTGGCGTCGTGTGTGGCCCAACCCGCGACGGCTCCCGAGGTCTCGTCGCTCACTGTCCCGCTTGACGGCGGCCGCTGCGGGGCGACCTGGATCGGACCCCGAGCGCTCGTCACCGCGGCGCATTGTGTGGACGGTGACGGGGCGACGGTCGAGCGGGGCACCCGGGCGCGTGTAGCACGACGTCACCCGGTGCGGGACCTTGCTGAGCTGCACACCCCCGAGCGACGAGTCGCGCGATGGGCAGCCGTCGGGACGCCGCGACGCGGTGAGACGGTCACGGTCACGACCGGGCGCGGTGAGTCGATTCCGGCAACGGTTGAGTGGGTTGATTGGCACGGTCACCTAGGGGCTCAGCTTGCCTACCCGTGCCGTCCCGGGGACTCGGGGTCCGGGGTGTGGGATTCAGATGGCGCGCTCGTGTGCGTCGTCGTCTCGTGCGGAAAGCAGCGCGCTAGGTGCGAGCTGCCTCGAAATGTGCTAGAATAACCTCATGGCTACACCCGTCAAAAACACCGCCACTGTCGCCTCAATTTCGGTCCTCGTCGCCGCGCTGCTAGCGTTGCTCGCGACGCTAGGAGTCACCGTCGGGCCTTGGGCTGCTACCGTGGGCGTGCTCGCTCCGGTACTGACCGGCGTCGCGCTCTTCGTTGTCGATTCTTACGTGCGCATCGTTGGCGAGGAGAACACGCAAGCCGACGAGGTCAAAGCGATCGCCCAGGAGATCGTCGCCGACGCCGTGAAGGCGGTGCGAGGGCGGAAGTGAGGCGGCGCTGGCGCAAGCTCTGGCGGGACCTCCGCATCGCGCTCGGCCTCGCGCCGATCGTGCTCGGCGGGTGCGCCGCAAACCCGTGCAGCCCACGCAGCGCGGAGGCGCTCGACCGCGCGTGCGCCGAGTCTGTCGTCGAGGCGTGCCGCGGGGAAGACGACCTCTGCTACGACGTTGGGCTGGCTGCGTGCGACGCGCAAATCTTGGCACACGCTGAGGAGTGTAGGCGATGAGCCGAACCGAGCTTGCCCTCCGCGCCGCGGAGCTCCTGCTCCGCGTCGTCGCGCCGCTGCTCCGGCGGGGTGGTGAGCGCATCGACGCGGCCGACATCGACGCGCGGCGCCAGCGGTTGCGAGACATCGTCGCGCGGAGGCGACGGCGGTGACTCAAGCACTCGCCGCGCTGGTCTGCAGCGGAGACCTGCCGCTGACGATCGACGTCGTCTACTGGGCCGTCGTGACCAGCGTGGGCATGTTCGTTGCGGGGTGCTGCCGTGGTAACTGACATCTCGATCGCGCGCGAAGCGCTAGCCGTGATTGCGCTCAGCTACGTCGGCGCGGGCGACGTACACGAGCGCGTGTGGCTCGACACGTTGCGCCCTCCGCAAGCGGACCCGGTAGACGCGAGGGGGCGCCCGCTGTCGTGGTGCCGCGCGTTCGTCCTGCACTGCCTCCGCGAGCGGTACCGCGCGGCGCATGGCGCCGAGCCGCCCGCTGACTGGGTGTGGCTGCCGGGGCGCGGCTTCGAGGCGCCGCATGACCTGCAGTTCAAGCCGTTGCCTCACGTCGGCGCGGAGGCGTACCGGCACCGCGGGCAGCACGGCGCGATCGTCGTGCGAGTACCCGGCGACGGGACCGTCATCACCGTCGACGGCAACAGTTTCGACGGAAAGCGCTACGGTGTCGTCGCGGAGCACCGAAAGCATATCGGCGATTGGACTGGGTTCTTCAGCCTCGACCCAATGCTGGCATGAAAGCGCAACGCACCAAAGCAGACCGCCAGGAGCGGCGCAGCGCACGCGCGGCCATTGAGCGCCAGCGCGCGGAAGACGCCGCCGCGCGCGAAGCGAACGAAGCGGACGAGACCGAAGAAGCGTGCGCCGGCTACGACGACCCGTGGGGCCCGTGGGAGCTGTGGCCCAGGAGAGCTTCGTGATCCGCCCCTCCGTCCTCGCCCTGTGGCACGACTTCAGCGAGCCGCTCGAGGGGCGCGTCGCGTGGCCGTACCTCGACGTCCGCGGACTCGTGACCGTCGGCGTGGGCGCGCTCATAGACCCGATCGGGCTGGCGCTGCAGCTGCCTTGGCGGATCGACGGGCGGGTGGCGACACCCGCCGAAGTGTTCGACGAATGGTCGCGAGTCAAGGCGATGCCGCGGGGGCGCGTTGCCGCCGCGTATCGTGGCGCGCTACGGCTGGCTGAGCGTGATATCGACGCTCTCACTGAGCGGCGCCTGGAAGCGAATGCAGGCATGCTGCGAGGCACGTTCCGCGACTTCGCTGAGTGGCCTGCGGACGCGCAGCTAGGCGCATTGTCGCGCGCGTGGGCTGCGGGTGCTAGCCTCGCAAAATGGCCGAAGCACCGCGAGGCATGCCGGGCGCGTGACTGGGGGCGCGCGGCGAAGGAAAGTCATCTGCGCGAAGCTGGCAACCCCGGCGTCGTGCGACGAAACGTCGAGCAGAAAATCGCGTTCCGCAACGCGGCGGTCGTCGAAGCGAACTCGGCGCTGGACCCGGCGGAGTGCTACTGGCCGTTGGAGCTTGTGTCATGAATCGGATCGAGTGCCAAAACGAAATCACGAAGCGGCTGCGCGCCCTCGAGGAGCGCCAGCGCGTACTAGCCGACGCCGTGAATGAGCAGACCGCCGAGCTCGGCGAAGTGCTGCGCCTCGTAACATTGCTCCACGAGCAAGACGAGGAGCGCGCGGTCGCGGTCGAGAAACGGCTGCACTACGTGGAGCAACTAGTCGGGGTCGCGTGATGCCGCGCGGAGAGTATCGACTGGCGGCCGTCGAGCGGGACGGTGATCTGCGCCCGCCCGCAACGCCACGACGCTCGTGGTCTGACCGCTTGCGAGGTCGTCCGATTTGGGCTGCGGTGATTAGCGCGGTCGGAGGTGCGCTCGTCGCGACGATCACCGGGATGTTCACGTTGGGCGCTGCCGCCATGGCAGGGCAGGTGCACGTCGGGAGTGACGACGGCGCGATCATTGAACGGATCGACCAGCTAGAGCAACGGCTGATTGAACGGGATCGAAGGATATTCGACCTGCAAGACGACGTCGGACGGGTACGCACGAAGCTGCAGGCGGACCGCTCCCGCATCGCTGGGCTCGAGGAGCGGATCTGCTCGTACCACGCGAGCGAGACGGGCTGCGCGGGGCGCTAGGCGATCCTTACCACTTCGCGCACCCAGCCGATCGGGATGCGCGTCACGCCGCGATAGCGGTCGCGGCAACCTCTGGGGAAGCGCTCGCACGCAACGTGTAGCTTGCGCCGTGTGCGCTTGCATAGCCAGCCCACGGTTTCAGCGTCGGCCTCAGGCGTCGGCGAGTCGCGGTCGCCGGCGCTGCGCTCAAGTACGCCGTCGGCATCCTCCCACCGCACGAGCACGAGCGCGCCGACGCGGGGGAGGCGGGCGGCAGTCACGGCTTCCACCGCCAAGACTGCACCGTCGCAGGCGCGCGGCGCGTTGAGTAGTGCGCGAGCATCAAGTCACGCGGGTACGGCTGCGAGTGCCCCGCGAACGTCACGCGCGGGCGGAGGAAGTACACGTCGGCGGCGTCGAGCACGTAGCTGGCGAACCACTCGCTGCCCACGCTAGCGGGCAGTAGTGCGACGATGCTGCGCCCCGACGTCGCGCACTTCTCGACCCACGGCGCGATCTTCGCAAACGGCGGGTTCAGCCACCACAGCCCGGGCCAGTCGAAGCCCCGCCAATCTGCCGCGAGCGCGTCAGTCGCTACTGGTGAGCCTGACCCGAAGTGGCAATCGACGATGGCGTTCGTCGCGTCGGCGGCGAGGTCCAGCGTCAGCTCACCGAAGCGCGCTTCGACGGCGTCGATCAATTCGCGAGGCGTGGCGACGGCTTGCGCTGACGCTCCGCGGTGGTACGCCGCGCCGCTCACCGCTCCACCCACGTGACCCGCGACGTTTGCGTCCCGCGGTCGCCGCAGAGCTTGCCGGGCGCGCGCCAGACGATGAGCATTGAATGGCCAAGCGTCGGCCCGAACACGACGCGGTAGTCGCGCCAGCCGTCGGCGGTCATCTCAGTGTGTGCGCCGGTGAGCTTGCGCGCGCGCCGCTCTTTGGTGTCCAGCTCGTAGCGGGAGCCAGATTCAGTGTGGACGATCATCGCAGCGCCTCTGCTAGCGCACGGCAGGCGGCTTCCCCCGTCTCATCGCACCCGAACGTGCGCGGACTCTCGTGGGCTTCACCCACAACCCAGAACCCGGGCCGCGCGTACCCCACGCGCCTCGTCCCGTGGTGCACTTCCCAGTCGCCGTCAATGGAGTTGCGATGCCATCTCATCCCGTCGGGCAGATCGACCGGCGGGGGCTCGTTGCCGTCGAACCGCCACTCAGCGCCCGTCCGCCGCGCGATCTCGCGCTCGACGTACCAACACGCCTTGCGCAGGTCCTCGACCGCGTCGCCTTTCAGCCCCGCGCGCCAGAGGTATTTGATCGCGTTGCCGATGCAGAAATTGAAATGCTCCGTGATGGTGATGCATTCAATCCCGCTCGGGTGCTGCGTGTAGTGGCTCGGGCGGTTGATGGGGTCGTGGTCAGTCATTCGTCACTCCGATCCTGCTTACGTGGAACGTGAAACGCGCGTCCTCGCCGTGCTGGCGGTGGTACACGATAGCCTGCATGCGGCGTTGCGCTAGGTACCCGCGGCCCGCGTGCCATGCGTCGCGCGGCGCCAGGATGCCGAACGTCTCGACGTCGAAGCCGGGGCGCTCTTTGCTCGACTTGTGGTGGACATGCCCGGCGTGAACTGTGCGGTGCGACGTGCGCCCCCACTGCTCGGCGTACTCTGCGGCGAACACGTGCCCCAGGTCCTCGCTGGCCTGCGGCTTGTGCGTCGTCATGATCAGGTTCTGGCCGAACTCCGTCACACGGCGAGGCGCGGGGCTCGTGTCAATCTCGACGCGGGGCTCACGCTCGTACGCCGTGCGGAGTAGCAGCCCTAGCCAGACGCTCGCGTAGGGGTCGTGATTGCCGGGCTGGTTGACGAAGATGACGCGGTCGTGCTTCTCCAACGCGCGGTCAATGTAGTACCGGCAGATACGGATCACTGCCTCGCGCACGCGCACGTCGCGTCCGTCCACGTCGAGCGGGTTGCCGCCCTCCGGCGTGACGTTGCGCGGCGTGTCGGCGTGCTGCAGGTCGCCGAGGTTCTCGATCAGCGCGAGCCCGCTGTTAGGCGCAACCGCGAACAGGTGGTCGATCGCCTCGCACATGACGCGCTCCGCGCGCTTGATGTCCCAGCTAGCGCCGGTCTCAGGCGCCCAGCTGAGCATGCCGATATGCGCGTCGCCGATCACGTAGGCCGTCATGGTGTCGGGGTCAGTCGCAGCGGGCGTGGGCGCGGGCTCGACAGCGCCAGGCACAGCATGCGCCTCTAGCACCGCGTGCGCTGCGGCTTCCCATGCAGCCCAGCGATCGCGGTCCTCTTGCTTGGTCTTGACCCATTGCGCGCGAACCTGCCCGTCGGGGCCGAGCAGAGTGCTGACGCCCTTGACAAGGTGCCCGTCGGGGCGCGCTTGCTCGAGCGTCTCGACAGGGCCCTCGGGCTGCGCTTTGACGGACTGGGCTGTGACTTCGCCGTCGGCGTTGACGGTAGAGCTCACGCCGCGCACGGCGAAACCGTCGGGGACGGGCGCGAAGGGCGGGTCTCTGAGTGCTGCGATGCGGGCTTTGATTTCGGCGGGTGTCATGGGTTGTTGCCTTTCTTGGCGTGGTAGCGGCGGCGCTGGTACTCGCGCTCGTACTCACGCTTCCGCTCGCGCTGTTCGTCGGTCATCATCGCGTAGCGCCGGCGACTGCGCTCTCGCTCACGTTCACGCTGTTCGTCGGTCATAGAGGCGCGGCGCTGGCGATCGCGCTCTCGCTCACGTTCACGCTGTTCGTCGGTCATAGAGGCGCGGCGCTCGCGCTCGCGCTCGCGTTCGCGCTGTTCGTCGGTCATAGATGCGCGGTGGCGGCGGCGCTCGTACTCACGCTTCCGTTCGCGCTGTTCGTTGGTCATCGAGGCGTGGTAGCGGCGGTTGTACTCGCGCCTCCGCTCGCGCTCCTCGTCGGTCATAGAGGCGCGGTAGCGGCGGTTGTACTCGCGCCTCCGCTCGCGCTCCTCGTCGGTCATAGAGGCGTAGTGGCGGCGCCGGTACTCGCGCGCCCATTCGCGTTGCCGCTCGCGCTCTTCGTCGGTCATCGAGGCGCGGCGCCAGCGCTGATACTCGCGCTCTCGCTCGCGCTGCTCGTCGGTCATCGAGGCGCGGCGCCGGCGGTTGTAATCGGGCTTCCGCTCGCGCTCCCGTTCGCGCTCCCGTTCGCGCTTCCGTTCGCGCTGTTCGTCGGTCATCTCCGCGTAGTAACGGCGCCGGCGCTCTCGCTCTCGCTCTCGCTCTTCGTCGGTCATCGAAGCGCGGTACTGACGATTGCGTTCGCGCTTCCGTTCGCGCTCTTCGGGCGTCATCTCGGCGACGCGCTTACCCATTGGAAGCCTCTGCTTCCAGCACCAGCCGTTCGGCAAGTGCCAGCTTGTCCTCGGGGCTTAGCCTTGCGGTGGCTGCGATTGCGTCCTCTATCGACAGCCGGCGCCGGCGCTTCGGCTTGCCCTCGCCGCGAGCGCGGCTCCAGTCAGTATGAGCCGCCTGCACCGACCGCAGCTTGCCCGCGACGACAAACCCCAAGCGGCGGCGCCCGTCCTCGTCTTCGGCCATTTTGCGAGCCAAGTTCGCCGCCACGCCGGGTGGAGCCTCGAGGCCGTGCAGCACGGCGATCGCCACCCGCTGCGCCCGCGACAAGTTCCGCCTCGCCAGCTGATGCTCGAACATCCACGCCATGGCGGCAGCGCGGTCGGGCAGTTCAATCGCCTCGGCTTCGAACGGCAACCCTAGCCGAGTGCAGATTTCGTAACGGTTGTGCCCGTCGAGCAGCACGTCCGCGCCGCCCTCACCGCCGCCCCGCCAGACAGTTAGCGGATCGCGCGCGCGGCCAGCGGCGACGAGAGACGCCTCGAGCTTGGTGCGCTCGTCGTCAGTCAGCGGTGGAATGAATGCTCGGAACTCAGGGTCGATCGAAAACATGGGGTGTTGCTCCAATCTAGCCGCGCGGCCAGCTCTGCACGACGGCCACGATCTCGTCTTTCAGGGTGTAGTACGCGCCGATCGCGTCGAAATTCCTTGGCTCGTAACTCTTCGGTAAACGCGCAGCCATCGCGTCCGCGGCAACCTGCAGCCAGTCCAGGCGCCGCTCGCGACGGCCGCGCTCGAGGTAGTGCTGGACGCGGTCCTTCACCGCGGCATTCTTCCCAGTTGCCATAGCCCCAGGCCCACAGCGTCGAGCGCATTGTGCCCGTCCCAACGCCCGTAGTACGCGGCGCCGGCCTTCGCCCAACGGTCGAGCCCGCCCGCGCGCTTGGCCGCTTGGACGCGCTCGACGGTGTCGGCGCCGCACACATCGACGACGACGTCGAGCTCCGCTTCGTCGAGCTCCGCCAGTACGCGGCCGTGGTGCACGGGCTTGGCTTTGCTGCCTTTCCACTCAGTCGGCGCGGCGGCTCGCACCTCAGCGCTGCGCGCCGCCGCGTACAACCCCGCGAGCAACGCGCCTTCGGCAGCTAGCCGCACCAGCGTGTTCGCCTTGCTCGGGCTGACGTCCTCGCGTGGGCGCACCTCGGGTAGTTCCCACACGACAGCGGCGGGCCATGCGGGGAAGGGGCGCGGCCCCGACGGGCGCTCGTACCACAGGCTAGTCAAGCGGTGGTCGACGAACATTGCGCACGCGCAGCCCGGCCCGCGCTTGGCGTACCCCGGGTCGATCGCGAGCAGCGAGTTCATGGTGCCACCCCGCAGTCCCAGTTGTACGTAGCCGGGCCGTCTTCGCCCGCGCGGGCGTCGGCGACGAGCGCTTCGTAGTGCGGTCCAGCAAGCTTACGCGCAACCTGATCCAGCACCCAGTCCTTATGGTGCGCGCCGTCAGCGCCGCCGTACGTGACGATCAGGTCCAGTGCGTCGATGATTCGTCGTTGGGCGTCGGCGCAGCCAATGTCGGCCGCCGCGTAGGTTAGGGCGGGGATCATGACAGCACGTCCCGCGCGAAGCCTACAGCCATCCAGCCGAAGGCTGCCGCGCTAGCTGCATGCGCCATCGCTGGGCTGAGGTACAAAAGCGCAACCCAGCCGGCTACGATCCCGAGCGAAAGCAGGAAAACTTTGATGTCGCGCGTCATGACGCCTCGGCTTTCCGCGCAGCTTCGCACAGGCGCACCGCGACGTTCGCGTGCTGCAGCGCGGCGGTCAGCGCTTCGGCAGCGTCGTTCGAGAAGCTAGCGCTGACAGCGGCGGCGCACGCTTCGCGCAGCGTTTCGGCAGCGTCGCATGCGGCGGCGTGCGGCGTCTGGTGGACGTCAAGCGGAGGCTCATCGTCGAGTATTCCGCGCAGCACGTCGCATGCGGCGGCGAGCTCGTCGCGCTCGGCCCTCGCGGCGTCGCGCTCAGCGACAACTCGGCGCACAGCGCTCAGTGTCGTCTCGCCGTCGCGCACGCCCAGGGCTACGCGCACTTCGCTGAGTGTCGCTTCGTCCAACCAGGTCACAGCAACCCCTCCGCGCGGAATGCGTCGATGACCCAAAGCGGCGTGATTAGGATGCTAGACTCCCACCCAGACGTGCTAGCGTACACGTACCGCGCGTCCTCGGATACAGCGTAGCGCTTGTCGTCCCATACGATCTCGTCGCCGTCCCACTCCGCCATTTCAGGCAACGGCGAGCGCTTGCGGGTCAGCGTGCCGACGTAGACCGCGCCGTCGTACGCCAGCTCAACGTCAAGCGACGCGGGAGGTTTGGGCGCGCAGGCGCCCGCGGGTGTTTTGATAGTGACGCAGCTCCAACTTACCGGAATCGCCATGCTCTGCTCCAATCATTTCCTGTAACGTCGCCCGTGCCAACCGTCGGCCCCAATCGGGAAGCCGGCGGCCCACGCGGGCAGGGTGGACATCACGTGTAGTAACTCGGCGAGCGCCTCTTGTCCAGTGCCCTCCGGCACTTCGCAGACAATTTCGTCGTGCACGTGCATCACGGGGCGCAGCCCCGCGGCCTCAGTGCGCACGAGCGCGTCCGCCATCAGGTCGCGGCAGTACGCTTGCACCATGTTCTCGACGAGCTTCCCGCCGTACACATCGGCGCGCAACGCGGCCTCAACGAGACCGTGCTGGGGACACATGCGGTACGACGTCGCCGGCTTGCCGTGCTGGGGGCACGACTGGCCGCGGAGCTCTGCGCCGCAGCCGCAGAACTTCGTCGGCGCGAGCCGCCGCATACAGTCGGGGCAGTACGGCGCGGCGCGTTGCTCGTCCTCGCCCGCGGGCAGGTACGTGATGCGCGGCTTTCGCCCCTCTTGCGGCGACAGCCGGATACCGTTGTAGACGATCGGTCGCCCCGACGGGAGGAAGCACGCGACGTCCGCGCCACCCGGCACGAACTGAAACGCCTTGCACCACGCCGGCCTGCCGTCGATCGCTTTGCGCATCGCGGCCTCAGCGGCGTACCAGAACCGCACGATCGGCGCGTGCAGGTCGCGCCATGCGTCAACGATGCGCCGGCGGTCCGCGCCGCTGAATGCGGACAGGTCGACGCGGTTGCCCTGCGCGATCTTGGCAAAAGCGCCGGGCCCTCCGCCGTAGCCGAGAGCGAGTTCCGCGCATTTGCCGATTTGGCGCGGCTTCACACCGGCAGGCATTGGGCACACGGCGGCGATGTGCTCGGCGGCGATCGTGTACGGGTCCGCGCCCGACGTGTAGACGCGCACCGCGTCTTCGTCGCCCGCGAACCAGGCGGACGCGCGGCCCTCGACCTGCGCGAAGTCAGCGCACGCCAGCTCATACCCGGGCGCGGCGGCGATCGCCGCGCGCACGAGGAGTGACACGACGTCCGCGTCGATGTCCGCGTCAGCGACGTCCCCCGCCAGCACGGCGTCGGCGAGCGCGTCGGTGTCCACGTCCTCAAGGTGTTTTGCCGGGCGCGGCATGTTCTGGGTCTGCACGCCTTGGCCCGACCAGCGTCCCGTATGGCCGCCGTAGTACCGGTGCGAGTCGCGGAGCCGCCCGTCGTCGTTCGCCAGCCGCAGCCCTGCCTCGAGTTTGCCCCTTGCGATTGACGCCAGCGCTTCGCGCGCCCGTGCTAGCGGATGGTCTAGCGTTTCGACCGTCAGCGCTTGCGCGTCGGATGACCCAGTCGCGGCGCAGAACTGCGCGGGGCTGTTCGCGGCGGCGCGCACGCGGTCCGCAGTCCAGCCAAGCGCGGCGGCGGCGACGTCGCAAGCTTGCTCGCCGATGCGCGCGTCATGCGCGATTAGCGCCCGAGCGAGGTCGCGGTCGAACCACACTCCGCGATCGTTGACGGCGGCGTCGACGCGCTCCGCGTCGGCGTCCACGTCCAGCCACTCGGAGAGGCGCGGCCACGCTTCCGCAAGAATCACGACGTCGTTCTCGCAGTAGTCAATCACGCGGGCGAAACCTTCGTCGGTCAACATGGGCTGCACGCCGTACACGCGCCGCGCGTCGTCGTCGAGTGACGCCCACCACGCGCGCCACTCCGCGACCGGCACGTGTTTCGGGCGCCGTGGGCAGCGAACGGCGGACAGCGACTTGGTGAA